CTCTGATGTTGTATACTTCATCCCAATTGCTTGAAACTCTCGTGCTTCAGTCACATTATTAAAACAGCATGCAATTTTGTCCGAAACTGAACCAATAACGTCATCACCCCAGAAATAGATTCTTGTCATGTAGCGATACTGACTCAAGCCTATTTCTGCGTGATGTCTAACTACCAATAAAATAAAATTACGCCTAAAGAAAACGGCGTTCGCGAAAGTATTTATTTGAACAGTGCCGAAGCCTCCATTTGGAATTCCCATGAATGTCTGGTAGACAACATTCATGACGATATGCAATGCACGAAACATCTCCTCCTCAATGATGACACGACGTGCGTTTTGATGTTTAACGCTCGTGTCCCCATTGATTTCATACCACTTGCATGCATATCGAGAAAAATGAATTCCAATTCGATGTAATAATCTCTGTCCAAATTTCGAATGATCCCCATCGAAGAAGTTTGTTTGTTGTTGAATTAGAGCTGCCAACTCTCTCCAATCAGGACCAGTCGGATTTAAACCAACAGCATGTTCTAAAAGCACATTTTTAATTGTAATAGAAGCGAGCATATCATTTAAATACTGACGATGAGAGATGGTTGCATCAACAGGACCACAACCGAATAACCTTGTTTTGCCTGGTTGGTGAAATTTGGATGCATCAATCTTTGCATCCTTCAAGCAATCCATGTATACGGTGGGTGGTGTTATGCATCGTTCTCTCATGTCATTACGAAAATTAATAACCTTACGTAACTCAGAATTAATCTCTCCATCCACAAACATCCATGATTTGTTGTTACATCCAGGCGGTCTCCCTTTGACCCATGGCCATCCTTCTGATGATGCCATATCCAGTGAATCATAATAATCCAAAGGCAAACCGCTAACGCATTGTTCAATAGTCAACTTCCCAACGCCATTCCTAACAGGTGTTGCAATTAATAACCACTCATCGATAACTGCGTCCGCTGCCTGATCTAAATACTCGTCTGCCCCTTTATCATGTTCACAAGCCGTCTGTCGAACACCGTGATATAATGGTGTACGCTCGTATGGTTGCCCTTCGCCAGTTAATGGTGCTGGAATTTTATTAACTGGACGAAATCCGTGAATTGGAGTCTTAACATAATCTGAACGAAAAG